GGGTTCCTGTCATTGTGGCGGATATCTTGCGTTTGTGGTCTTCGGTCAGACCACTGGCATGGGGATGTTTGTCACCTAGTTTCGCCTGTCGGATGCGCTCGCGGCCTTCGGGAGTGTGCCACTCTGTCCTGTCTCGACATCTATCTACCACTGGTAGGTTTAGTTTATTCTGACCGATTACATATTCCCTGACCTTTTCAATCTGGGAAAATTTGATTATCATCTCTCGTGGTTTTGGAACATCTTGTAGTGAATTTTCATCTACAATCCAATACTCGTTTTTCCACCCACCACACTTGAACAGAAAAAATCTACTAGCTCTTTCCGACATACTTATTTTTATCAAACTGTTTCAACATGGCAAGTTTATCATCATACTCTGCCATTTTACCCAACTCCAACTCAATGGTTTCCATGATATCGGGATGTTCAGCGACTCCAACGGGTTTATCAAGCAACAATTCCACATTCATCATGTGTTTGTTCTTTTGTGCCGTCAGATACATTTCCTGCGTTGCGATAATTTGACTACGATTTGACATTCTTTCTACTCCTTGCCTTAGGTTTGCCATTATAATCTTCGATACCTAGCGGTTTCATAAGTTTCTTCAACTGCGGGACAGCTTTCAACAACTTACCATCTTTGATGGCAGTCAGTATTTTTGCCTCGGAGTGATGTAATCCCTCTAAAATTTGCAACCAATTCATCTCCCGTTTCCAATCAGGCAGATTATTCATATTACTTTCGGGATCAAAGAATTGTTTGATGCGGCGCCATTCAAGTTGAATGGTGGTGCTTCCCATGCCATCTGGCATATCTTCATCAATTTTCACAGTGTCAGGCATACCATCTGGTAGTCGCCAGTCTGGTTTTTCTGCACCAACTCCGATACGCACCAAAGGCACTAGTGCTTGGTTGGTTCCAGCCCACTGTTTCAGTCGAGTGACTTGTTCATCTGCGGTTTCGGCTTTGAATACCCACTCAAAACCTTCGTCCATTTGTCTAAACTTCATTTGTTACTCCATCGTGTAATTCACTACACATATTTATATCAAAAATCATCAACGCTTTCTATCAGTCTGTTTAGGTTGTTGCGTTCAAAATATCCACGAACTTCACTGCGGTTCTTACGGCACTGTAGTTCGTATTGTAAAATGATTTCATCTTTGATGATGCGGGGCGTCTGTGATAGGTCAACCATTTTTTTGTTGCGGATGTATCCAGCAGCCATGTCACCAGTTACCCATTCCTCTGGTGGTTTTGTTTTCCACTCTGCCACTAAGGTCTTCCTGATAGGCCGTTGGCGTTTACCCTCAGTAAACACATCATCATCACTCAGAATATTTGGTACACCATCGCCCTTATCACCAGAAATAATGTGTTCCATCAATACCTGAGACGGGTTGTCTCTTATTTCGACAAACTTCTTTCGCATTGGTGACCACTGTTTGACGTTCTCCCACTTCTGCAACTGCTGGAAGTCATGGTCAGCAGAGATAATCAAAAACGGTTTTGGAATGTCAAACAGAGTGTCTTGATCCAAGTCATTCAACTGACTGTACTCGGCAAGTGTGCCGATAACATCGTCTGCCTCTGCACCATCCACATCGATGACGGGATAGGGCATGAATTCATCAAGTTCTGATTTGACTTGGCCAAGACACTCAAAGATGGTGTTCCAATCATAACCACTATCTTCTCGCGTCTTCTTGCGACTTGCCTTATAGTTTGGAAAAACTTGCCTGCGCCAGTATCGGCGATTGTCACAAGCGATAACTACTTCACCAAACTCATCGTGCCATCTTTTACGATATCCACGGATGGTGTTCAGTATCATGTGGCGTACAAGATCAAAATCAATATTGTCGGTGGGTCTTTTGTTCAACTCAGCCATCAGATTGCTGATACTGATTTGATTGTAATCAATCAAGATCATCTTCATACCCCCACACATATCCAAGGTCATCATAGTAAACGCCATAACTGCGTTTTACATTTCCGTCCTTGTCATAGGCTGGTGCAACACATTTACTGAATACTCTTTTGTTCATGTCTGCACCAGAAAACAAACTAGTCCACGTTCCAGATTTTAGGTACGTCTCCATAGAGGCGATGTATCCAGAAATCATTGCCACCTTTGCATCAGAACCCTTCACGTTTGCGCGCCGTTCCTGTTTTGCGGCATTTAGTTTCTCTTTGTTTTCTTTAATCCATCCCATAACGCTAACGCGACTCATGGGATCATCGTCGGGTATAGCGAGAACATCTGGGTGAACATTTTTGTATTTTGGTGGATTAGTCAAGGCACGTTTTTCTCGTGCCTTTGCTAACCTTTCTACAGCAGCTTTACGCTGCTCTTCGGACATAGGTTTACGTCTACGTCTTACTTTCTTTGGGGTTGTTGACTTTGCCATAATGGACTCCTTTACTATTATTATATAGTAACACCATCAGGCCGTCCATGTCAAGCCCTTTATGAAATGATTTTCTGAATATTGTTCATAATCAAGGTACGCCACTGCATGGCATCAAGGTCAAATACTGTGACATGCGTATCACTGGGAATTTTTGGGTTACTCACAGTCGGAACCTTATTTGGAATCAACGTGGCGACTACTTCTCGTTCCTCACCACTCTGCTTTTTGTAGAGCAGAACCTTGACGTTTTCTGTCAATTCGGCCACCAGCTCTTTTTTTGTGATATCAATTACCATAAGTTTTTCTCCTTCACTTCATTGTATATTGTGTCAGCAATGTGTTGATGACACTTCTCATCTGGGTGTGAAGCAGGCATCACACCAACAAATTCTCTATCATTTTTATCAGTAAAACGTGCATAGTTTGTTTTACTAAATTCCTCCAAACTATCTACTTGGCGGAACAAGTTATTAAATCTCTCAGCAGCACCAGAATCTTGTATATACTTGTAATACTCTAGTCTGGTTTTTGTATCTTCATGGTGACTAACTGACCAAGCGAGTTTCTTTGGTATGTTCTTGGGATCACCGACAATTGCAGCGAATGTCTCCACCAAATGGCGCCATCTATCCCACGACCACATTATATCTAACATATAAAATGGAATATTTCTCACTCTCAACATGTCAGCCATTTCGAGCACCTGACGCAAGAGTTTAAACTCATCGTGCCAATATGACTTGTATTGGTAGTGTGTCGCCAGTCTAAGCATGGGATACTTCATGTGGGGCATAATTGACATGTAATCTTCAAATGGATTCATGTCATCTTCAGCAGAGTATATGCCACCAGCGACTACCTGTTCAAATGGTTCCGCATTATCTGGTAACTCTATTGCACGTTGTCTGGTCAAGTGTAGTATCTCATCACTAGCAGGCAGTTCAAATCTGTCACTGTTAGTCCACTGGATTATCACTGCGGCAGGAAGTTCTTTTGATGGGTCTACCAAATAATCTCTGACAACTCTTAGTATCCTTTCATTAGACCCGCCGCCCTTAGACAGATTGACAGGTTGCATATCAAATTTTTCTGCAACCAGTGTGGAGTATCTGTGTTTATTTCGGTAGTCAAAATCTACGTTTCTAAATTGAGACGATAAATCATCTGGGTCAAAATAATCTTTGAATTCCCCAAGTTCTGCGCCCAAAGTATGAGAACACCCACAACTAAGTAGTATTGCCATTTTTCGTCTTATCAATCAACCATTCTAATTTTGTTCTAGTTGCCCTGTCTAACTTTCTCAATTGAGTATCGTCGATTGTTCCTGACATGACATCTGCTGCATCGTCAACTGCACTAGGTGGCGATGGTTCTGGTTCTGGTATCTCCTCTGATTCTATGCCGAAATCTTCCGTGACTGATGGTTGACTGGCAAAAGAAATCTTTTCACCCCTGAGTTGCGCCCATGTCATATTTGCAGACACTACCAACAGAATGGCGAGTGGATCAAATACCAATACCAGTAATACTATCACAAATCTAACCGCACTGTCAAGTACATTTGGAGCAGAATCTCCATAAATTAACTCAGCAATGTATTTTATAGGCCCAACTTCCGCCTCAAGTGATAACTGTTCTTTCTGAAGTGGTAAGAGGGCAGTTTGTGTTTCTTCAATAGCAGAGTACGCAGCAGTGATCTGCTGGTTGAGGCTGTCCCTTTCCTCTCTCTGCGAATTCCTTGTTGCAATTGCGCCAGTTTCGCCTCTGATTCTGTCATACTCAATGAGTGTTTCAACTGTAGTGTCGAGTTGGGCCAATACGGTCTCTGCGTCTTGGATAATCGTTTGCTGATACGCAATGCGGCGTTCCAAGGTCTCAATCTGTAATTCATTATTACCTCCCGCGTTTATGGTCTGTTCAATGTGTGCCTTGGACAAAAATCCAAAAATGCCCATGCTAGTGATTATGGAAAGAATCACCACCGCCACAGTGAAGTAAGATTTTAGTAATAGTCCAGCGGTTTCCCAGTTTCTATACAACCAAGAAGCAGTTACCAGTTTAGCAACTTCAAGGACAATACCCATACACAAAATAGCAAAAGCGGCTGCAGGAAATATAGCCATCAGTCCAACGATGGAAAACCATCCTGCCACCGCTGATACTGCTAGGGCAGAAAATATCAGTAGAAATAAAAATGGCATTTAGAAGATCGAAGCCTCTCGTTCAAGAACTTCTGACATAAATGATGTGTCTTCAATATACTCGGTGACCTCATCATCGTATGAGTGTGGGGGTGTGGTCACTAGAGGACTTGACACATTTAAAGACATTACATCCGCGTAGTCGATGACTGTAAAGTTTGGATCATCTTTATGAATCTCATACCCATTGTAAACGTGATTCATCCGTAGACGAAAATCTAATTTAACTTGCGCCGTGTCAACATCGCCCACCGAAACATCATCAGTCTGGGCTACATCACCGTCTTCCCACTGAAATTTTTTAAGTAACCTAGCAGTGGCGTATGACTTCCATTGGTCTAGTAATGGTCTGCGTATGTAAATCTTTTCATGTGGTACGCCAGATAAATCAAAACTCTCTTTACCTTTGCACACCAGAAACCTACCAGCATCTTCTATCAATTGCAGATTTTCAAGAAACGTATCTCTTGGTTGTATCATAGCAACTTCAAAAAGATTTCCAGGCTTAGTGTACTCAGCAAAGGTCAAACTATCGTAAAGAGAATCGTTGACTACCGATTTAAAAACTGTGCCACCAACTCCCATGCGGGTGGTAGTATCGGCATAATCAATGTTTTCTGTGCCACTGTACAGGTCTTCGTTTCTCGCACAAAGGACATATTGATAGTACCAAGAACCATTTCTCGGCCCGCCGTATAAAAATGTGTGTTGACTATAAATCATGAGGTCTCCATTTGACGGGCGTGAAGTCTTTCAAATGACTCCTTCGCAACCGTATATTTAGCATGTCATTAATACAATTTTCGTCTTCTCTGTTTTCCCACTGTAACAAAAATTCTTGCATCTTCGCATGTGACTTTTGTTTAAATTCAGCGATGGTAACCTTTTTTAGTTCTCCAGCATATTCTTGTACTATTTTTGAACTTCCAAAATACTTTTCATACAACTTGTCGGTCTTACATGAATACCCGATGTAGTATCTACCATCTGGGAAATATGTACAATATACTCTATGCGTCTTTGGGGATGACTTTCGTTTTTTTCTCGTTCCACTCATAACCATCTGGCAACTCATCACTTGTTGAGTTACTATTTATGGTCTTTCCAGAACCGTATAATCTATCGAATGCCTCATCATAGGGCACAGACTTTATTTTTGGTTTGGAAACATACTTACCTGGCTTCTTTGGTGGTATTCTCATAACACTGCCTTATAAACGTATAAGTCCCAACAGTATCTACTTCCTTTTTTATGGTAGTTGCTCGTATTAAGTGATCCATCCTCAACCAAGGAATACAACTCTTTGCAAAATGGAATTGGTTTAACATCGTACATGTAGGAATAAGAAAAATTATCTTGTAACTTTCTTATCAATCTGAATTGATTGCTCAAACTACTAGAACAAATGTAGAGTTCTCCGTTCTCGTTGAGATATTTTGGTGCCTCGTCTACAACGGTGTGTATCAGATTATTACCAGTATCATCTGCTACTGGAACACCTTCTGGATACCAATCAGTAATGTCTGCTATATATTTAGGTATGCCAGACACATCACAGAATATAATGTCAAATTTTTCCTCAATTGACTCAAACAAATCTGAGTGTATAACATTGATATTGACATTGTTATTATGTGCATTTAGTTCTGTAAAATGAATGTGACGTTCACTGACATCAGAAGCAGTTACGTCTGCTCCCTCCCTAGAAAAATGTATTGCAATAGGCCCCACACCGCAACCAAGGTCAAGAAGTTTTTTATCTCTAACATCAATACCTAACTTTGGTACGACTTTACTTATCGTTGTGGGTTCAAACGTGTCCTCCGCCACAACAACTTTGAAATCACTAAACTTTACCAGTTTCAATTATCAAACCCCTTTGTCTGAAGTTATCTACCACTTCATCCCACGGTTGTATCGTTGATATTTGCAACATACAAGAAGTTCTTCTATCATAGTTCGCAGCACTATGTGGATGTTTTGCATTTATCAAGCATGGCCAAGCATACTTATACTCAGCAATAACTTTTTTGTTTTCGTAGTAGGATATGTGTCTATAGTGTTGTTTGCCATAAAATATCGGGAAACTTAAATTAACCTGTCTTAGTTTATTGTCAGTGTGTACACCAACTTGACTGTTGGGCGGGGAGTGAATCATGGATATGTAAGACGGTTTGATACCATATCTCTTTGCAATGTCAACAGCAGGACTGTGATGTCTACTCAACACCGTGAGATCGTATGTACGTTCCTCATTGCCAAACTCGCACGCTTCACCTTTTCTCACTACACCATTTGCATCTATGTCATGGTTGAACCAATTTGCGTTTACCTTCGCATAGACCCCATAATAAAATAATTCTTCTTCTGTCGTTAAATCTTTTATCCTATGCAGATACATTCTATTTCAGCTTTCTCTAAAAATTCTAATCCACTGGTAGTTTTATATTGATGTTTCCAAACAACTCTCGACACTCCAGATTGATATATTAACTTGGCACAGTCTAAACATGGTGCGTGTGTGCAGTAGAGGGTAGAATCGGTAGCACTTTCATTTGATCTAGCAACCTTTGCGATTGCATTTGTCTCTGCGTGTAAGACTTCTGGTTTGGTTTTATATTCACCGTAGATTTCTTTGTCGTTCTCATGCACATCAAAATTCACATCCATCAAGAAATCTTCACACTCATTTGTCCACCCAGATGGCATACCGTTATACCCGATTGAAATGATGCGATTGTCCTTGACAATGATACACCCCACTTTCAATCTGTTCGCCGAGGACAACTTTGCGTATACCTCTGCAGCAGCCATGTGTGCATGATCAAACTTACTCAAACTTTCCACGATACTTCCTCACCACGCCTTTGTAGACTAACATTTTATACCATGGCAAGTATCTAGGCATTTTTTCGTATGTGTATTCCCAAGGTGTGCCATCGTGATCCACATAAATGCAATGATACCCGCGCCATCTGCGACTCTCTATTGGAACAACTCTACCAGTAAACCCCTCAAATACAAATCTCTGTAGAGAGTAGTACCAGCAGTTTGAATAGTTAGGTATGAACAACACAATTGGATAGGCAACTGCACCAACTATAATTGCCCATACCGTAACTAATTTACTCCTATATTTCTTCATCCTCATCGTCGTAATCTAATACCAATTCCTCTTCAAAGTCCAAATCATCCCCACAGAAAGGACATTTCTCAATTGGATAATAATCTTTTTCTAATTCATGTTCGACCCAAAACAAAGCATCACAGGAAGAACACTCACACCGTATTCTAACCATTATGCGGCGTTACCCCAAACATCTCCCCAATCACCAGCCAAAGCACCACGAGCATAATCGGTAGCACGATTCTCAAAGAAATTTGTGTGAGTGGGTGCATTGATCATTTCCTCTACCCACATTACAGGATTTCTTTTGACACCGAAAATACCCTTCATACCCATGCTAATCAATCGGCGATCAGCAATGTATCGAATATATTTCTTGACTTCTTCTGGGGTAAGATTTTCCATTGGGCCCATAGCAAATGCAAGATCAATGAACTTGTCCTCAAGTTCCACCATTTTCTCGGCGATAGTGTAAATTTCTCTCTTGAGTTTGTCATTCCAAATCTTACGATTTTCTTCCACATAAGTACGGAACAACTTTATCATTGACTCGGCGTGCATCGTCTCATCAACAATAGACCATGTAACAATTTGACCCATTCCCTTCATCTTGCCATGACGGGGGAAGTTCAACAACATGATAAACGAACTGAACAACTGCATACCTTCAGTGAACGCACTGAACGCAGCGATGTTCGTCGCCACACTCTCGGTTGTACCGTTGGCATTTGACAAGTCCATAAAATAATCATGTTTTTCTTTCATTGCCTCGTATTCTAGGAATTCATTGTATGTAGACTCTGGCATACCCAAAGTCTCAATCAGGTGTGAGTATGCGGCAACATGCAAGGCCTCACGAGCTGCAAAACCAGCAAGCATCATGCGAACTTCTGGTTGTGGGAAGTATGGCAAATAGTTTGTGACGTACCCACCAGCAACATCAATGTCACCTTGGGTGAAGAAACGAAATATATTTGTGAGAAAAGATTTTTCTTCCTGCGTCAAGTGATTTTTCCAATCCTTGACATCTTCTGCCATTGGAACTTCCGTGTGTAACCAATGCGACTGTTCGTGTTTCAACCAAGCCTCGTATGCCCAAGGGTAGTTGAATGGTTTAAAATGAGTTCTCTGATCAGTTAGTTTCGACATTGAAGGTTGCATCCCATTCAGATTGTGTTTGTGATAGGGAGACTAAATCCTCATACCCCCCGATTGAAATACCATTGACAAAGATTTCTGGCACAGTCCCGTAAGGTTGATACTCTTCAGTGTAACTAACTTCCATTCCTGTCAGAAATCCTTTTGCATCATAACAAAACTTGCAGTCATCCCTAGACTTTATTACGACATTACTCATTTCCTATATCCTCTTTTCCAATTTGTTTAAATCCCCATTCTCGCTCTTTGCACCACCAACAATTGCCGCATCTACCCCTGTCTAATTCAGTACATGAGTGAGTAATAGGCATGATATCATCTGCAATTCCTAGATCAAATCCCAGCTGGATGGTTTGGTCTTTGGTCAAGTCAGCAAATGGATGTCCTACATACTCCTCGTGTTCTGGTTTGGGTTCCCATCTGTCGTTGGGAAGTGGATATCCTGCCGGCAACATGTCTCGTTGATCAGGTGGATACTTATTCATACCATTGAGTAGATAGTCTGCATACCCCTTTTCAAAAATCTCATACGCGCCACTCGTGACATAATCCGAGGGATTTTCAGAGGTAATCTGACCCACAATGGTTGTTTCGATTATCGGTATGTCTAATTTATCACAAGACCACTTCAATACTTTATTAGCGTAATGAACGGCCCCATCAATCTTAGGGACTGTGAATGGGTTGCACTCTTGTTCTCTTTCGATACATATAGACTTTGCCATATACCAGAGAACGGCAGAGTCCCAGCCACCACTCACTACTACCGCAATCTTTTTATTTATTGGGATGAGTTTTTCTAAATCATCCTTCACATGCAACACAGTTATCACCATCAATCATACTTTGGAAATCAATTTCTTTGATTGCTTGACGTTCAATTCGTCTGGACACCTTATCCGCCTTACCCAATTTTTCTGACCGGCAGTAATAAAGAGTCTTGAGTCCTTTCTTCCAAGCTAAATAGTGAGCTGCGTGTAGATATTTGATATTGGTGTTGGGTCTAAAGAATAAATTCAACGACTGTGACTGATCTATAAACCCTTGTCGATCTGCACCAAGTTCAATCAACCATCGCTGATCAATCTCCATGGCAGTCTTGTACACATCTTTCTCATTGTCACTGAGAAAATCTAAGTGTTGTACTGACCCATCGTTTGCAATTATTGATGACCAAATTTCATCATAATCGAGCGACGAGTCTTCTTCCACCTTACTTTTAAGAACAACATCCAGATGCTTATTCTTATTGAGATAAGCTCCAGATAACGTGTCTTGCCTGTAAGCATTTGCGCGATATGGTTCAATGGACGGTGAAGTGTTTCCCATAATAATACTACTACTAGCATTGGGAGCGATAGCCATAACATGACTAAATCTTCTTCCTGTGCCTTTCGCGTCAGGAGCTTCACCTCTTTCACTACCAAGTTCCAAGTTTGCTTCATCAAGTTTACCTCTTATCAATCTAAACAGTCGCATGTTTGCACCCTTGGCGACAGCAGACTCCCAAGGAATATTTTTCTTTTGTAGGTAGGCATGAAATCCAAGGGCACCTATGCCAATCGATCTCTCCTGTTTGGCAGAGAAAACTGCTCTCGACACCTGTTCTGGTGCGTTGTCAATAAAAAACTGTAGGACATTATCTAACATTTCTGCAACGTCTTTCAAGAACATATTGTCTCGTGACCACGCATCATAGTATTCTAAATTTACAGAAGACAGACAACAAACAGCAGTGCGATCTTTGTTTGTCGGCAGAATGATTTCTGAACACAGATTACTCTGGTGAATCTTCAGTCCCAACTCTTTTTGAAACTCTGGCAGGGCCCTGTTACTGGTATCAATAAAATGCAAGTATGGTTCACCTGTCTCCATACGCATTTCTAAAATTCTTTGCCACAATTCTTTTGCAGACACAGTATCACGAACCTCTCCAGTGTGGGGGTCAGTGAGATTCCACCTATCGTCAGCATCAGGGTCTTGCATACACCGTTCAATCAATTCCATAAAACGATCATTAATGTTGATGCCATGGTGAAGGTTTAGACACCGCCAATTTTGATCACCCGTTGGTTTTCTCATTTCTAAGAACTGAGTGATATCTGGGTGAGAAATATCTAAGTAAGCGGCGTAGCTGCCTCGTCTAGTGCGTCCCTGTCTATATGCCAAGGAACTTGCATCGTAGGTTTTGAGGTGTGGCAAGACACCAGTAGACTTATCATCAGCGGCCCGAATACCAAAACCGATACCCACGCCACCGCCGAGCATACTGAGCCAATTTGTTTCAGATAAATTTTCAACCAACCCCTCCGCAGTGTCTTCTATGAAATTCAGAAAACAAGAAATAGGCAAACCACGTTTTGATCTACCATAAGACAATATCGGTGTTGAATAAGACAACCAGTGTTTACTTGAGTAGTCATACAGTCTTTGTGCGTGTTCTGGATTACTACTAAACTTTTTACTCACAAATGCGAATCTTTGTTGAGGAGAGTCCTCTTCTTCTCGCATATAGCTTTCTTTGAGGCGTTGGAGACCAAGTTTATCAAACAACTGATCTCTACTCCTATCGATGATAACACCTTCATATTCTTCTTTTGCCATTATAGTCCCTCTAACCATCTTTCAGTGATGGCTTTTTGAAAATGAAAGCCTGGATGCATCAAATCTCTGCAAACAGCGTAAGGTTCTCCCTCACCAGACTCCCAAGCTTTCACTCCAAGTTCATGACGTTCCAGTGCAGATATAGTATGAAGTTCAATATCCAACTGAACGCACAGTTCGTTTATCGCCATTAAATTTTTCTGTCTTGATATATATCTTTCTACCTTATCCGAGGCCAAAGACTTTTTCCAAGAATCATTTTCATCTGTCAACCAAAACCCTATTGGTTCTGGTTTTTCATCCACCCAAATTTCTCTAGCAAGTTGACTACTTTCCAGTAAGAGAAGTTTCTCTGGTCTGATTATAGGCAACCACGCATATAGAACTCTAAATGTAACATCAAGTGGAGCAAGAGGCAAGCCCAAATTCCAAACTTTCTTGCCCGTTTTGTATTCCAACATGGTAGGCCAAGTCATAGTCTCAGTAAGACCCGTGCCAAATGTAAAACATTCTCCAGCAGCAACCCAAGAGGTTGGTGATTCCTTAAACTCATCCTCACGAAAACCATATCGGTTCAAATCGTAATTGATATTTGAATCTAACCACCCGTACTGTTTCAGCATATCTGGTCTTTCTTCCAGATTTTTTTTGTATTCCTCTTCACTGTCAGTGGAACACCACCACAATTGAGTAGCAGAGTTTCTTTCGTAAGCGTCAGTGTTGTGATATTTTATTTTGTTTTCAACTCGGTTGACAACTTCTTCACTATCTTCTGACTGTCGAAATATTCTCTCAAATGCTTTATACCGAAAAAATTTTTTACTCATTCAATGCCTCAACGACATCTGGGAAATGGATACCGATTATATCCCAACACTCGTCAGCAATCATAGAATGTTCTTTTTGTGTACCATTCCCTCGGCGCAACTCACAGTAATGTATCCATGACCGCAAAGTTCCAGACATGTACAATGTTGAAACAGTATTACCTTCTGGTAAAATAGCTCTAGCCTGTTCTTTTGCGATACCAGCATCTAACGCCCACTCATAAATTTTTTTAGTTTGATTCAAGAGTTCTCGTTGACGCATGTTCCAATCTTCAGACAAACGACCTTCTGGTGTTGAAAGACCATCCTTGCGAACACGGTGGTCAATATCAATACTGTTTTGCCTATTTTTCGGGTCTTGCAACCTCGCCTGTCTGGTTGTAAATTCTTCAGACACAGCATATCGTTGACTAAATTCTTGAAAACTAAAACTACGATGTCTCAAAATTTGTCGTGCAATATCACGAGTGGTCTTGATTTGCATGGTTATTGAAACCATTTCAAAGGGCGACCAATGATCATTTTTGATCAAGTATCGTAATAGGCGAGGCGCGGTTTCTTTGTTGTTTTGATTGTCTGGATTACTAACCCTTGCTACATACGCAACAAGTTCTGCTGCGTCAAAACATCCAGTTTCAGCATTGGGTTTAGTAATTCCTACCAGCGATACTGCTCTACTCATAGGGGTCTCTGCGTTGAAAGTTCTTCCAAAACCTGAGCAATCAGATCACCCTTTTTCTTACGACCATCCAACTTGAGATTGAGTTCCTTTGCAGCATACTCATCAATTTGCTTTTTAGTCATCTTGGATAATTCCTCAATAGACATAGCAACTTGTGCGGGAGACGGTGCTTTAGTCTCCTTTTCTACTTGCTTACGTTCTTCTACAATTTCTTCATCAAAGAACAACCACCAGATTGTCAGACCAAGTAAAAGTAAAACGAGAACGCCGAACCACCCGTAAAACAGAGTTTGGGATTCCATACTATACTCCTAGCATTTTTTCCATTTAGTGAATTTTAATTTTGCTGAAAGACCAGCAAAGGTTGAGTTATCGATGATACTTTGAACATCGATACCAGCATCTACCATATCATTTATATCCTTTTCAATGATAGATTCTGGCCATATACAGACTTGGTAACCCAAGTCAATGTATTTAGAAATAAGTTTACAAACATCCTTGTTCTTTGGTTGATTGTCAAAAACAATCGTCACCAAATCTTTGTGATACCCTAGAGTATCAATTTTATTAAATGAAGTACCAGCACAAGCGATACTGTTACGCAAGAATAGACTATCAATTGGGCCTTCCACAACGGTAATCGGTTGTTGCTCATCCAAATTATCCATTCCAAAAACCGTTGGAGCATCTTCATCCACCTTGACCATTATATATCTAAGAGATTCGCCTCGCATACCACGCAAAGTCACGCCTGTAAGTTTACCAAACTTGTTGAAGAATGGCAATGCGAGTCTAGGTTCAGATGTTATAATGGAGTTAGAATATTTTTCATTTAACTGTACAATATTTTTGATGTTGTCAATGTGGTAGATACGATTCCAAGTTTCCTTTGGTATTCCTCTACTCTCAACATACTTCACACATTCATGATCATAGGGCAAAGTATCTACCCTGTCCATTATATTATCTATAAGTCTTTTTGGTTTCGCTTCTGGGTCAAATAGTTTGTGTCCATTTGGAGTCCAATTACTGCCAGAGGGTTCCCACTTGGGAGCGTCACCGTACCCTCTAAAACTATCTGCAAACTTTTCAAGACAATATTCTTTGTAGACTGTCGGATCAAGTTCTTTCAACACATTACCAAAAGACGCACCATGACCGCAATTATGGCATTTGTACACCATGCCATTATCAATCTTGTAAAAATATCCACGCATCTTTGTCCTCTTCTTTTGAGAATCGCCACAGAAGGGACACCTGACGTTGAACAGGTAGTTGTCTTTGCGTTTGAATAATTCAAATCTGTTGGAGATTTGATTTAGATATTTTACGTCAACATATAACATACACACATCATATCAGAACAATAAGTAAATGTCAAGGGCATAATCTTCTGCCAGTGATTTTTTGTATCCTGTCGATGGTCTGACTCACCATATTAAGTTCGTGTTGGTAGAGAGGAGCAATGATTAGTTCTTCAGAGTCCCACTCAAATTCTCTAAGTAACCGCATACACAATCTTTGATTATGATATCTAGCTTGTCTTGTCAGTTCTGCAAGTTCTTCTGGTGTATATGTATCGTTTAGTCTCTTCAATTCTTCGACCATACCCTTTGCTCTTTCGTATGGATGAGAATGTCTATCATAACTATAGTCAATTATTTCATGTCTAAGTTGAAATCCCCACTTCTCCAATTGTTCGTACATATTGAAACAACCGAATATTAATGGCATTTTCAAATTTAAAAATGGTTTCCAAGTTTTCTCAGTGTAGAATCTTTTGTCTTCATGAGTTTCTACTACAACGTCCACTATTATATCATCATACCATGGCGGAGGTCTATGGGTTTTTATCTGATTTATGCCTGTCCATGCAACCCTACTGATATCTTCTCTATAATCATTTTCAATATCTCTAGTAACTCCCTCTGCGACAAATGTGCAATTTTCATCTATTAGTCCATAGAGTTGCATCAAGTCCCACATCATTTTTCTGTGAGGTCTTTTTTGTCCCAACATCATGGTATGAATATATTTGGGTGTCGGTTCTTCTTTTGGTTGATATGTATCTCGTATGTATTGATCGGACTCTCGAAGCCAACAATTCTTAGCGGTATCAACCAACCAGAACAAAGGCCACCTGTAAACACTGAAGTTTTCTGGAGCTGCATTGAAGTTGTCACTCAGAGAACCAGTGACTTCGGTAAGAGTTTTATAAAAATGAGATGGGGGAAGTATATTACCAACGGGGTAGGATGGGTCTTCTGATACGAAATCTGGATCGTATGTAAAATTGGGTTTTAATTCTGCTTCTTGAGCATTGTAGACAATTACATCATCTTGATGGTAATCGCCTGTAAATAATTTTTCCAGTTTTCCATTAGTACCATACGCATTGCCGGCATCAATCGTGATAAGTCCCATAATATAAAATAATTTTTAACCACCAGAAATAATTGAAATCAAATTAGTATTGCCCAGTAAAAATCCAAGAGCGGCCGCTGCACCCATGATGATCCATTGCCTTCGTTCAACTGATCTGATTCTATCCTCTTCTTGTCTGCCGTGTTCCAACATAGTTTTTCGCAGATCATTTATAGTTCCCATAACGGTTGTAGTATCGTGTTGCAGTTCAGAGGACAGTTCTCTCTGTACAGCAGTTATCCTAGAATGAAGTTGTTCGTACTTCCCATCAAACACGCTGTCTATTCTCTCAATTTCATCTTCGTTTGTGGAGATACGTTGTTCGTGAACACTCAAAACTTCTCGTATGGAGACATTGAGTTCAGTGATTTTTTCTATGGAAGTATCTAGTTTTGTGAACACGCCATCAACAGCTTTGATATCATTCTCGACAATGGCAAGTCTAGTCTCTACTGATTGGTTTGCCATTTATCCATTCCTCTTCTTCTTTTTTCTTCGTTGAAGAGGCATGAGAGATGGATTTCGGCCTGGTTCGCCCTGTGGGCCAGTTCCTATACCAGCAATCTTACTACCACCCATCGGGCCTGCTACGTTTGCAATTTCTTCATCTAGTGCAAACCAACTGAATGGAATTCTATCAGACTCCAACATTTTTGCCTCAGCGATAACATTTTCATCTTCTGAATATACATCAACCAAAGTCTCAAATTCATCGTCTGACATGGTGTCAAAGTCTTTTTGTTCCCTTAGTATAGCAAGTGCAGCTGCAAAAGTCAGCAGCCTTTTAGCGGTTCTATCGGGCGACTTCATCAGAGCTCGTCTGATTTTTATAGCAAGTCTATCTAGTATGGTGTAAGCATCTAATTCCTGAGAAGTAGAGGGTTCCTTGATCTTCTCATAATTTTTGTCGATTATGCCTAACTGATAGGCTGGTAGTTGGGTCACGGGTGTTGAGAACATCCGTAATATTCTGTATGCTATTAATGTATCAACTACTCTGGACATTTAAATTTTCCTAAGAAGATTTATTATATTATAGTCTAGCGGTATGTCATCACCTCTTACACCACCACTAACAATACTTTCTATCGGCATCCTATTCAAGAAAACTAAAAATGTCTTCAGTATAGACCAATGTTGTTTGTCTGTTTTATAGAACAACAGTGGCGTGGCCGCTTGGTCAAATACGTTGTAGAGAACAATCAAATGATTGAGTATTAGTCTATCATTCAATTCTTCTGTTCTTTCGTATCTGCGGAACAATCTCTTCAGATACTTAAATCTTTTTATGTCTTCTTCAAAATCATCCATTCCAGAACATTCTGGACTATTATAATTTTTCAAAGCATAAATCAGATAATTTTCTTCATTCAATTCAACCATTATATTTTCTTATTATTAATTTACTACTGCAGCACTTCCTCCGATAACCCACCACTTACTCGCGGCGTAGATTAAAGTAGCAGTATCACCAGCATTATCAAATGTCACAGTGTCGTGACCCAAATCACTATCATCAAGAGTCATTGTTACTGTACTAGTATTTGATGACATGATGATAATTTTTAACTGCCCAGTTGCTCCAGTTGGTAGTGTCAACGTACCACCCGTGCCTGGGTTTGTTATTACATGAACATTTTTGGTAGCAGCGAGTTCACCAGCAGCGGTTACTGTTTCATGGTCTCCAATAGATACCGTGTCGCCGAAAGAAACGGGGGTAGCTACTGATGCGAACAAATTAGCAGTAGTAATTTGTTTGCTAGTAGAACTCTGAACTAAGTAGAGGGAATCAGCGGCGGCCGCAGATGTGGCCGCCGTGAGTTCCGATAGTTTACTATCTGCCATTGATCAGTCCTATTATTCAGAGAACTGAGTATCATCTGCGGCATCACTCGTGATACCGTTCTTGGACATGGCGACAAGAACTTCGTACTGTACTCGACCAGCATGAGCACCAGTAAGTTCCTTACGACGAATCCAACCAGAGTGAGCAGCACTTGAACCTTGGTCACCAGCAGCACCAGTACCCATCGCAGCCCCAGCAGTTGCCTGCGTGGCACTGAGAAGTTCAAAGAATTGTG